CAGACCCGCCAGGCCTGACCGGCGGTGTCCTTGGCCTGCCGGTCGACCCTGGGGCGAACCTCGCATTGGCCGCACCTCAGATCCTGACCGAACCAGCTGACGACCAGGGTCACCCGCTTCAGGTTCGGCAGTTGCGCCTGCAGTTGATCCAGCGAGACCAGCAAATCTGCCCGGCTCTCGCGGTTGTTCACATTCTCGGCTGCCGTGCGAAACAGGCCCTCGCGGCGCAACACCGGCGTGGTCGCATAGACGAACTCCCCCGATCCCGGGATCAGGCACACCCCCTCTAGCCGGTCCTCAAGCCGATCCTGCCCCGAGCGCGGTCGCCGGAACACCTCGAACGCCAGCTGCGGCACCCGGTCACCGAAGGCATCCAGCGGCAGGTCCTCGAACACGATATAGGCCAGGCCCCGATAGGCCGGGGCCGCCCCCTCGACAGCCTCTATCAGCGAATCGGGAAGCTGATCCTCGGTGCCGCGATGAATCCGCATCGTCACGCCGGACGCATCAAACGGTTGGCCGTCGGCCCAAACCCGCCCGATGCCGTCGATCGGCCCCTCGCACAGTCCCACCGCGAAGCTCAGCGAATAAGCGTAGTCCACCGACTTCGGACCCCCCTTGCTGGCGCGCCCGTCATGCCGACGTTCACGAAAACGGGCCGCCCAGATGATCTGGCCCGTCACCCTGGCCCGCCCGAAGGCCGCCGGAACAGGGGTGCCTTCCGAGGCCCCCTGGACCCGGATCTGCTCCAACCGCGGCCCGATCTGGCGCGGCGGCATCAGCGACTGCACCGCCGCCTGATCGATCTGGGCTCCGATGGCAGAGCCGATCATCTGACCCAGCCGTCCGCCGAAATGGCTGCCGACCGCCGACAGAATCACCTGCGCCATTCAGTCCTCCATCTCAGGAAAGGCAAAGGCCGCGACGAGGCGCGACCGCCACCAGTCGCCCAGCCAACTCTCGGTTACCGCGCGCCCCCAATAGGCATGGACGATCCGCCCTGGCGGTCCGGTGTGGCTGATCAGGGCACAGTGTTTGATCGCCGCCTCGGGAGCCATCCGGAACAGCACCACATCGCCGGGGCGCGCCGTCTCGGTCGGCACCTGAACCAGCCACCGGCGCGCCGCCGCCAGCAACCGCTCCTGGCCCGACACCTCGGCCCAGTCGGCCCGATAGGGCGGCACGGCTTGCGGCTCGCTCTCATACAGCGTGCGCCACACCCCCCGGACCAGACCCAGACAGTCGCACCCCAGGCCCTTGGCACTGGCCTGATGCTGATAGGGCGTGCCGATCCAGCTCATGGCCTCAGCCAGCGCACGCTCACGGAGCGCGCTCATCGCCGGCTTGCGCCGTCATGCCGCCCGCCCGCTCCCGGTCGTGCAAACAGGAAGTCATCGCCGGGCATGTCCGGAAAGCCCCGGAAGTTGGCGGCATTGCCAAACCGGTCCCGACAGCGCTCGAAGCGCCTGTCGCAGGTCTGACCCGGATAGGCCTCCAGATCGACCCCGCACCGCGCATCGCCCAGGGCTGCGTCGCACAGCCGGCTGAAACTGCGCCCGACGACCCGGTCGAGCCGCGCCGCCGGCCCTTCCAGCTCCAGCGTCAGGCGCTCGCCGGCCATGACCATCCGCCGGACCTGGCCGCCACCGATCCGCACACGCAGGTCAGGCTCGGCCCAATCCAGCCGCCAGACCTCGATGCGCGAACCGTCCCAGCGGCCGGCCCGAATGTCGGCTTCGACCGGCCCCTGCACATCCAGTACGCCCTGGGCCGAAGCCAGGCCGGGGTCCAGACCCAGCTCCTGGTGCGCCGCTCCTGCGGTCCAGCCACAGGCCGCACGACAGATGACGCCATCGACGATCAGATCCTCATCATGGTCGGTGAACCCCAGGCGGACATCGTCGGCCAGCGTCACGATCCAGGCATGGCAAAGCCGCGCCGCCCCGCTTTCGATGCGGGCGGCCAGCACCTCCGGCACATCTCTCATGGTGTCAGATCCTGATCTCGATCAGCGGCACCGCCGCCACGCGCCCGGCATCGAAACTCTCAAGGGTCACATCGATCCGGTCGCTATCGAACCGCACCGGCGTGTCGAACAGGAAGCCGGCCGTGACCGCGACCCCTTGGTCCGGTGCGGTCGCCAGCGTCACCTCTCCCGTCGCCGTGTCGACGCTGAAAGCACCGACACCCAATTCCACACCATCGACGGCGACCCTCACCGAAGCGGCCATCGGCTTGCGGATCACCCGGGCATAGTCGCCATAGGCCCTCATCAGTTGGAACACCGTCTGCACCCCGTTGCCGTCACCCAGCGCCTGATCACCGGGCCCAGGCTCGCCGGACCCGCTGCGAAAATCGGCAAAATCCCGGAATCGGAAGCCGTACAGCCGGCCGCGCCGGGCCTCGAAGAAGGCCGTCAGCGCCGCCATGTCCGCCAGCGACCTCAGCCCCGCTCCGATCAGATAGCGTCTGCGCCCATGCGCCCACGGCGTCGAGCGCCGCTCGAACCCATTGGCCAGGGTCACGATCTCGGTGCGGCGCTCGACCCCACCGGTGGAGCCGAACGCCAGCCGCGCCGGCAGGCTCACCTCGTGAAAACTCACGACAACCTCCTGAATTCCTGTTGACTTATCGACCGCGCCTCACCAGACAAATTACGGTTTCACCGAGGGGGCATCGAATGCGCGGACAGATTCTGACCTTTGACGCCGACACTGGCGGCGGCCTCATCAGCGGCGACGACGGCAATCGCTACGCCTTCTCGGCCCTGGATGTGCGCGGCGACATGCCTGCGGTCGGGTCGTCCGTCGATTTCGTCGCCGCCGAGGGCTACGCCCGCGAGGTCATCGGCCTGGCCTCCGCCTCGGCCGCCGCTGCGCCCCAGGCAGCCCCCGTCACGGTCGACTACACGGGCGAGGATCTGAGCCTCTGGGCCTATTTCGTCCGGGCCGTCACCCAGCGATACGCCGACGGCAATGGCCGGGCCCGCCGCAAGGAATTCTGGGGCTTCACCCTGTTCGCCAACCTCATCGCGATCGTCCCATTGATGGTTTTTGGCACCATCGCCGCCGCGATCGATCCGTCACTCGAAAGTGATCTCGGCGTCACCATGTTCGGTATCGGCTTCCTGATCTTTGTCCTGACCCTGCTGGGGCTGATGATCCCGAGCATCGCCCTGTATGCGCGCCGGCTGCATGATGTCGGGATGTCGGGCTGGCTCTATCTTCTGGCCTTCGTGCCGTTCGGAAACATCTTCCTGCTGGTGGTGTCGTTCATGCCATCTCAGCAGCAGACCAATCAGTACGGTCCCGTCCCGACCCCCCGTCCCTACGACGGCATCTAGGACCGGGTGCCGACGCGCGCGGCGCGGACCAGGGCCTGGGCAATCTGCGCCTCGGATCTCAACAAGGCCTCAGGGCCGCCCTGGACCATGACATTGACGGTCACTCCACCGGCTCCGACCGGCTCTATGGCTCCCGCCGTCGCCGGTCGGAAAACTTCCGGGCCGCGCTCGCCCACCAGATAGGCCACACTCGGCGCGACCAGGCCGCCCTCGGCTTTTGATCCGCCAAAGATCGATCCCAGGGCTGACGCCAGGGCCTCGCCGAGGCCGCCGCGCCCGCCGCTGCCGGCCAGGGCATTGATCGCCGCCAGCACCGCGCGCGCCAGTTCCGCCATTGTCACTTCGCCGTCCGCCGCCGCCCGCGCCAGTGACCGAACCAGGCTGTCGCCGGCCCGCTCGAAACTCGCCTCAATGGCCTGGGCCGCCGCCTCAGCCGGTGCCTTCAGCCGCTCCAGGGCCTCGGCCGCCTCGGCGGCTTTCACGGGCACATCATCCAGGCCGTCCATCCCTCACCTCCCAATCCGGCCACCGCGCCGTCAAACGCTCCAACTCGGCCCGCGACATACCCGCAGCCTCACCGGCACCGGTCAGCATCCGCCATTCCTTCAGCGACAATCGCCAGAAGGCCTCCGGCGTCACACCCATACGGAGCGCCAGCCGAAGCATCGCCGCCCAGCTCACCCTGCCGCCGCTTCAAACGCCCGCGCCACCGCTTCGGCGGCCGCCCGCGGCTCGGCCATCTCAGCCAGGCGCCGGGCCATCACCGCCTCGGTGCCGCCGCCCCGGACCAGGGCCGCCAGTACCGCCACTAGATCCGCCGCCGTCAGCACCCGCAGCCGCTCGGCCAGGGCCTGAAACCCGGTCGCTTCCATCGCCGCCTCGATCTCGGCCAGTGCTCCCAGCGTCAGGCACAACCGCACCGGCTCGTCACCGATCACGACCTCTGCATCACCGCGCGCCGGGTTCATCACAGCGCCTCGAACGTCAGCTCGCCCGCGCTCGCCAGGCTCAGCGCAAAGGTCGCCTCGCCCGCATGGTCCCCGGCATATTCCAGCCCGGCCACCAGAAACGGCCCTTCGATCGTCCCGAAGTCCGGCACGATCAGCCGCCAGGTCCGCGCCGACTGCGCGAAAAAGACCTCGCGCACCCGCGCATCCGACGCCGCGTCGCGAAACACGCCCTGGCCGGCCACCGAACAGGCCTTCACCCCCGCCCCGGCCAGCAACTCGCGCCAGCGTCCGGCCGAGTCCGCATCGGTGACGTCCACCGGGCGCGCATTCAGCGCGATGGTCCGCGCCCTCAGCCCCGCCACCGTGACGAATCCCGGCGGGTCCTCGCCATCGTCGATTTTCAACAAAATGTCCTTGCCGCGCTGCGCGCCCATGGAATGCTCCTCAATCCTCGTCCGTGACGACCCGCACCCGGCTGACGCCGAGCGTGGTGTTCCAGTCTGCCGCCCGGAACACATCCTGATAGGTCACTCTCAGGCTCACGATACGCCCGCCCTCCAGGATCAGGCCCGGCTCGCTCAGGGCGACCCGCAGGGCCGCATTGACGGCCTTGGCCTCCTCGGTCCCGCCGAAGCGCGACCGCACCGTCAGGGTCAGGATGTGTTCCGTCGCGGTGCCGTCCGCCGGTATGGGCCGGCTCTCGCTGCGCCCGATCAACAGGTGCGGCCAGCCGACGTCCTCTGGCGGCTGATCATGGATGGCGCTCGGATGCGTCAGAAGCGCCGTCAGGCCGGCGTCGGCGCGAAGGTGGGTGATCAGCGCCTTCTGCAGGGCGCGGTCGGGATCCAACGGCATCAGAGCTCTCGAGTCAGGGTCAATGTCATGCGACCCATCTTCGGTGCGTCCCGATCGACGTGGACGAGCCGCCAGGCGACACCCCCGACATCCACCCTTTGCCCCGGCTGGACGCGGGGGTCCGACCCCGATTCCGCAAGGACTTTCTCGGTTGCGATCGGCCTGGCCTCACCGGTTCCGTCCTCGCGTCTTTGCGGGGGCGCCAGACGCATCCACAGATCTCCCACCAGGGTCCAGGCGACGATCCGCCCGCCCAGCGCCGTCTCCGTCTCGGACCGCGCGAACACCTGGGCCAGGGTCCGGTGCGACCTCACAGCCGCACCGGGCGATAGGGCATCAACCAGGCTTCCGTCTCAGCATCCGCCTCGCCCCCATAGGCGGCATGGACCAGCTTCAGGACCACCAGCCGCAAGGCCGCCGGGGCCGTCTCGTCGACCATGTCGCCGATCGCGGCCTCCACCCGCTGCCGGGCCGCCGCGATCAGGGTCTCGATCAGATCGTCCTCGGCGTCATGGTTGACGCGAAGGAACAGCTTCGCCTCGGTGAGGCTCACCGGTTCGCTCATGGGATCTCGCTATGCTCGAAAGGGGCGAGGAGCGAGGGACGAGAGGCGAGCAACACCAACAGTGCCACCCGCACCTCACCACTCACGACCCGCTACTCATCACTCGCGGCCTTTAGGCCGCGGCGAACTTCATCACCTTGATGGCGTCAAAGTTCTGCACCCCGCCGCCGACGCGCTTGGTCGTGTAGAACAGCACATAGGGTTTGGCAGTATAGGGGTCACGCAGCACCCTGACCCCAGCCCGATCCACGATCAGATAGCCGCGCCGGAAGTCCCCGAACGCGATCGACAGGCTGTCCGCACTGACGTCCGGCATCTGCTCGATTTCCGTCACCGGATAGCCGAGCAGCGAGCTGGTCGCCCCCGGCTGGGTCGCCGGGCTCCAGATGTAGTTGCCGTCGGCATCCTTGAACTTGCGGATCAGGCCCGAGGTGCGCCGGTTCATCACGAACCGCGCATTGGCCCGGTACTGCGACGCCGGCGCATAGATCAGGTCGATCAGCCGATCCACCGGGTCCTCGCTGTCGAAGGCCCCGGCCGCACCGGCCGCGACATAGCCGATCTCGCCCCATTGCGCCGAGGCATCGGCCTCGACCGGATAGGACAGGAAGCCCTTGGGCTGGTTCGTGCCGGTGCCGGCGACGAATGCCGCCGTCTCCTGGGCGGCGAAGGCATCCTCGACCTCCTCGGCCAGCCAGGCGTCCAGATCGACCATGGCATCGTCCAGCAGGGTCTGGGTCGCCGCCGGGCTGGCATAGAGATCCGCCGACGGAAACTCCAGCAGGGCCAGGCTCGCCGGGTCCGTCTCGGGCCGAGCCGCCGTCTCGGCGACCCAGCCGCTTTCGATACCGGTAATCGACACCGGCTTCTTGAACACGCCGCCGGCCACCGTCCTGACCGTGGCGATCTCGCGCATCGGAGACGCCGCCATCAGCCGCCGCTCGATCAGCCGCTCGACCTGTTCGGGCACGACATAACCACCCGACGACGCCCCGGTCGACAGCCCGGCCTTGACTTCGATCAGCCCCGCTGTCGCGCCGTGCCGCAGATAGCCGGCAAACGCCGCTTTCGTCTCCTCTCCATGAAATGGGGAGGGGGACCGCGAAGCGGTGGAGAGGACTCGCTCTGCCGCTCCGGCGATCAGGGGCCGCCGCGCCTCCGCCGACAGCCTCTCCAGCCGGTCCTGCGCCGCCCCGACCGCCTGGTCGATACGCGCCACCTTTTCCTCCAGCAGACCGTCTCCGGCCTTGCGTTCAATCGCCTCCAGCCGCTCGTCATTGGCCGCCTTGAACGCCTCGAACGCGCCCATCATCTCATGCATCGCCGCCCGCGCCTCGGGTGAGGCGAGGCTCTGTTTGGTCTCTTTCATGGTCTTCCCTGGTTGATCCTTCCGCCCTTGCGGGAGAAGGTGGACCCCGCAAAGCGGGGCGGATGAGGGGTCGCGCGATGCGACCCAAAGTCCTGCGCCCCCGGATGGAGATCGCCTTGCCGCGCCGTTCCGACCCGATCGTTCCCTTTTCGCGGCTAGAGCGCGCCGCCATCCAGGCGCTCGCCTGGGAACTTGCCCCGGCCTTCCCTCAGCTTGAGGGTCTCGCCGATGAGGCCACGCCCGGTCGCGTCTATCGCGGCATGTCCGGCTTCGTCCGGCGCACCGGCCTGGCCCAGTCAGCCTCCGGTCGGGGACGGGGCCAGAGCGGCCTGTTCGGTTCCGTCCATGCCGTCGTCCGCGGCCTGGCCCAACCCATGTCCTTTCAGTTCCAGCTCCGACGCGGTCGCCTCGTCGGCCTGATCGCCGATGCCTATGGCCAGGACATCTCCGGCCTGGATTTCCAGAACATCGGCTTTGACCAGCTCTTCTATCTCGATGCCGCCGACCGCTCGCGGCCGATCGACCCGGCCCTCTATCGCCGGCGCGACCGCTCCCAGGCGCGAGCCGATGCCGTAAAGGCACCGCCGCAGAAAACCTCGGTCCCGGTCTCGGCCCCATCGCCGGTCTTGATACAGTCCACCACCGCACCCGTTACGCCCTCACAGACGCCGCTCGTCGTCGAACCGGAAGCCGGCGCGGCCCTCGACAAGACCACCCTCAAGATCGGCATCTGGGTCGGCCTCATCACCATAGCCATCGTCGCCGGCATCCTCTCGGACGGCCCGATCTTCATCTTCGGCTTCGGGGCCTTCTGGATCGCCCGGATGCTGACCCAGCCCAAGTCGCTCGACAGCATTCACGCCGCCCTGGCCGCGCGCCAGGCCAGACAGATGGGCTAACCCAAGACCAGACGCGCGCCCGGCAGCATCGGAAACGTCACCAGCGACACCTCCCACAGGTCCACCGCTGTCAGCACCCTGAGCGGCCCATCTCTGCGCGCTGCCACGGGCCGGAACCCGATCGACAAGCCATCCAATGCCCCTGCCCTGACCAGCGCCTGACAGAACCGGGCACCGGCCGACCAGTCCATGACCTGCCCGCGCACGAACAACCCGCGTTCGTCCTCATAAATCTCGTCCCAGACCCCGACGGGCGCGTCCTCATGCTGGTGCAGCATCCGCACGCCGGCGGGACCACGCCCGACCAGGCTCTGTTCGAAACAGCCCTTCAACGTCACATCCCGGTTCAGGTCCGCGACACCCCAGAGGGATGCATAGCCTTCGATCACAAGTGACGAGGCGCGAGGCGCGAGTGGCGAGACGCCCCGCGCCCCGTCCGCTGGTTCATCCCTAAGCTCACTCGCCACTCGCCACACATCACTCACGACTCGGCTCCTTCGAGCCGTCTCTCTATCCGCTCGACCGCCGCCCGGGTCGCCGCCACCTGCTCTTCCAGCCGCGCCAGCCGCTCGATCACGGTTCCCTGTCGTTCGGCCCGCGCTTCCAGCGCCGCGATCCGAGCTGACGCCGCCCCACCCCACACCAGGGCTGCCGCGGCCTGAACCGCCACCGCCACCAGCACCGCCGCCGGCCATCGCCGGGCCATTTCGTCCGTCATGGACACCTCCGTCGTCGTTGGTCTTAGTGATTAGGCAGTAGGCGGTGGGGGCTAGGTTCTAGGGACCGGTGTGGGGTGCCGCACGACCCCGTCGGTCCGCGGCTTGCCGCTTGGCAGCGGCCTCCTAACCCCTACTCCATACCCTCTACTCCCTACCCCATCCCTGCCAGCCGCCGCCGCTCCTCGGGCGTCAGGAAGCTCGCCGCTTCCAGCCGCGCCCACAGCGCCTCGCGCTCGCCGGCCAGTCCCGGCACGGCGTCCAGATCCGGGCGGATCGTCACCTGCGGCCAACGCGGGGCCAGCCAGGCGGTCATTGCCCCCGCCGTCTTGCCGACCAGCGGCACAATCGTCTGACGCCAGAACGCCCCCTGGGCCTCCTTGAAGTTCTGGTAGGTGTTGTCGCCTGGTATCCCCAGAAGCTGGGGCGGCACTCCGAACGCCAGGGCGATCTCGCGCGCGGCGGCGTGCTTGCCCGCGACATGATCCAGATCATGCGGGCTCAGCGCCATCGGCTTCCACTCCAGCCCGCCTTCCAGCAGCATAGGCCGTCCGGCATTGGCGACCCCGGCATAGCTCGCCTCCAGCTCGGCCTTCAGCGCCTCGAACTGGCCCTCGGTCATATGGCCGCCGCCGAACACCAAGGCCCCGCTTGGCCGCGCCTGATTGTCCAGCAACGCCTTGTTCCACGCTGCCGATGCGTTGTGGACATCAACGGCCCAGGCCGCCGCCTCCAGTGGCGCCGCCCCGTACCAGTCATCCGCCGGATTGAAGAGTTTCAGATGCAGCACCGGCGAGAACCCGTCGGCCGCCCGCAGCAACCGCCGCGTCCGCGCCCCGACCGTATAGTCATAGGCCGCCGGCCAGCCGCTGCCGCCTGGCACCACCTGCATCCGGTCCGGCCTCAGCGCATAGAATTCCGCAGCCCCGTCCTCGACCGTCTCCAGATAGGCATTCCCCGCCGTCTGCAGATAGCCATACAACTGCTCAAACAGCTCCTGACCCGACTGTTCGGGATTGGGCCGCGCCAGCCGCCCGGCCAGCGGATGGTCGTCCCGCCGCGTTTCGCCCTCAACCACGGTCAGCGGCACACTGGCCGCCGCCTCGGCGATCATCCGCACACAGCGATAGACCACCGGGTTCTGAGCAAAGCCTTCTCGCGCCAGGTTGGCATAGTCGCGCGGCGTCCAAACCGGCCGCCCGACATGGGAGAAGGCGATGACGGGTCCGACCGCGCTCGCCTTGGTTTCAGACGCGGTCACGCGCCGTCGGCCAAACGGCCGCCGCCAGTCGAACATCGGTGTCTCCGGGGTGCTTCAGGCCCAGATCTCGAGCCTACGACAAACCTAACCGACCAGCGGGCCGCGGGGACAAGTTGCGATCAGAATTCCATACGCCTCTGTTTCGATTTATCTAAATCGCCGAAATGCGAGAGCGATCGAGGGTCCGCCTACGCCGTTGCCTCGGCCGCGCCCGGCTCGTCACGCACGTTGGGATTCAGCCAGTGCGCCACCACCGCGGCCAGTTCGGCGATATTGATCGGCTTGCCGAGGTGGCCGTCCATCCCGGCATCCAAGCAGGTCTGGATCTGCTCGCGCTGGACATTGGCGGTCAGGGCAACGATCGGAAGCCGGAGGAAATCACCCCCCAGCGCCCGGATGCTCCGCGTCGCCTCCAGGCCGTCCATTTCCGGCATGTGCATGTCCATCAGGACCAGGTCGTAATCCGCCACCTGCACGGCCACCAGCGCCTCGACACCGTTGCACGCCACCTCGGTACGGATGCCGAGCTGGCCCAGGATGGCGCTGACCAGTTCACGGTTGGCCGGCGCGTCGTCGGCCACGAGGATGCGCGCCGGGCGCTCTGCCGCCGGCACTGCCTCGACCAGGGCGACGGGCGCGTCCTGGGCAATATCCAGCGGAACCTCGAACCAAAAGGTCGACCCGGCCCCCGGCTCACTGGTCGCGCCGATCTCGCCCCCCATGGCCTCGACCAGACGTTTCGAGATCGCCAGACCCAGCCCGGTGCCGCCGAAATTCCGAGTCGTCGACTGGTCGGCCTGGGTGAAACGCTCGAACAGGCTGTCCAGCTTGCCTGGTGCAATCCCGATACCGGTGTCGGTCACCGCCACCCTCAGTCGCCAGGTCCCCGCCGGGCCGGGCGCGCCCGCCACATCCAGCCGCACCCCGCCCCTGGCCGTGAACTTCATCGCATTCGACAGGAAGTTCAGCGTCACCTGGCGCAAGCGCCCCGCATCACCCTTCAGGGCCTCCGGGACCGAAGCGGCGACATCGATTTTCAGGTCGAGCCCCTTGGCGGCGCGCTGGGCCTCCATCAGGTCGCCCGCCCCGTGCGCCAGGTCCCAGACGTGGAACGGCTGCAGGTCCATCTCCAGCGCCTCGGCCTCCAGCTTGGAATAGTCGAGAATGTCGTTGATGACGCTCAGCAACACCTCGCTTCCGGTGGCGATGCGGTCGACATGGCGACGGTCTTCGACCGTCAGGTGCTCGCTGCCCTTCAGCAGTCCGGCAAAGCCGACCACACTGGTCAGAGGCGTCCTCAGCTCGTGGCTCATATTGGCCAGGAACTCTGCCTTCGCGTGCCCGGCGGCTTCCGCCTTGACCAGCGCGTCGCGCAGTTCTTCCTCCAGACGCCGGGTTTCCGTCACGTCGCGCACAACGTCCTGGATCTCCTTCACCCGCCCCATTTCATCGCGGACGATGCGCGTGCGCGTCTCATAGTGATGGATGTCACCGTTTCGCGTGATTCCCCTGTAGGTCTGCGAGAATATGTCCTTGTCCGGGTTCTCGCGGATAAAGCTCGCCAGCCGATCGACGGTCTCTGCTGCGTCGTCCGGGTGGATCAGGTTGGTTACGGGCGTGCCCAGGATATCCTCGGGCGCAATCCCCGTGATGGTCTCCACAGCCGGCGACACATAGGTCACCTTCATGTCGTAGCCGTAGGTGGCGATGACGTCCTCGGACCGGTCCGCCAGCATCCGATAGCGGGCCTCGCTGGCCTGGAGGCGATCCACCGCTTCGCGCAGCTCCGCTTCCAGACGGCGGGTCTCGGTGACGTCGCGCGCCATGTCCTGGATTTCCAGCACCTGGCCCTGATCGTCGCGGACGATGCGCGTGCGCGTCTCATAGTGACGCACCTCGCCGTTCTTGACGAAGGCGCGATAGCGCTGGGTCGTCATGTCCTGATCGGGATGGTCGCGAATGAAGGCGGCCAGCTTGGCGTTCACCTCGCGCCAGTCTTCCGGGTGCAGCAGGGTATTGACCGTCTTGCCGAGAATATCTTCCGGCTTGATGCCCGTAATCCGCTCCAGCGACGGCGAAGCGTAGGTCACCCGAGTGTCGTAGCCATAGGTGATGATGATGTCTTCGGACCGGTCCGTCAGCAGCCGATAGCGTGTCTCGCTCTCCCGAGCCTGGTCCAGGGCGGCCTGGAGTTGATCTTCCAGGGCCTTGCGCTGCGACATAT